CTGGTATTTTTTTATTTTTTATCGTACTTTGTAATTTTTTGGCTGGTAAAGATTTGAGAGTTGATACGCGTTTATCTATATTTTTAAGAGTAAAATGTTTAGTTGCCTTTGTATATGATAATGCGGGAACCTCTTTAACTAATCCAGTTGTTTTATCATATATAACATCTTTAACTCTTTGGAATTTTTTTCTATCTAGACAATCTTTAAAAAATATGATTAATAATTCAGATTCTTCATCATCCAAATTATTTTCTACTTTGTATAAATTAACATAATCAATTAATTTTTTTGTTTTAATAGTTTTATCTAATTTACACCATGGATCATTTTTATTATTATTTTGTTCATTTTCCAAAAATTTTTCCAAATTAGATAAATCATTGGCAGATTTAGTTTCTTTAATAGGAACACCACTTAAAAGCATTGTTTTATATTTAATATTTTTAAGTTCAACACATTCTTCATTATTTACGATTGGCATTTCTTCCATTCTATATATATATATATATATATAGAATGATAAGTTTAACTAGTTTATTTAAATAGTTATTTATATTTAACTTTTTATATATAATTATGGACGTAGAAAATGATATAAATAATGACTTTAAAAAACAAATTAATATTACTGGCCAAGCAAATAGATATCAAATTAAAAAATTAACACAGGAAAAAATTATAGATAAAAAAAGGGTTGAAACTAAAAAATGGGAATTAGAAATAGAATATTTTCAATATAATAAACAACTACAATTACTTAGTGATATTTCTAATAATATTTTGAATGTTTATGAAAATGAAGATAAAGATACAACCGCATCAAAAATATTAATAAATCAAATAGAAAAAAAAATAACTAGTTATAAGCAACAAGATATAGATAAAAAAATATTAAATAATGAGAAAAAAATAAATCTAACATGTATTATAGATAAATTAAATGAAACTGAAATTAAATGTTATTATTGTAAATGTGAAATGCTTATTTTATATGAAAATGTTCGGTATTCTAAACAATGGACCGTAGATAGGATTAATAATGATATAGGTCATAATATAGATAATTTTGTTTTAGCTTGTTTGGATTGTAATTTAAAACGCAGATGTAAATCAGCAGCTAAATTTTTATTTACAAAACAATTAAATATTATAAAAAAAGATGTATAAATTCATCTACCCTTTTTATTTTTTCTATTTTTTCTATTTTTTATTATTAATATTATTTATTTATTAATATTATTTATTTATTAATATTATTTATTTCTTTTATTTTAAAATTATTTTCAATAATATCATCTTTATCAACTTCTTCGATTAGTTCAAATTTTATAAATATTATTTTACGAATTTTAGAATTGTTAAAATCTTCTTCATTATCTGTAAAATATTTATAAATATCATCTTTATTTAAAGATGTAAAAACTGGAATTGTATCAATTTCTATTGTTATAGTATATTTATATCCTCTATCAACACATAATTGCTGATGATAATTATTTAAATATCCGGATATATGTTCGCCATTTCTTGAAAGCCAATTTTTTCTATTTTTTCTATACTCATAAAGTACAACTTCTGACATACAATGAATTTCTGGACCTTCGTCATTTGGATCGCATACGAAACCCATTCCGTATTGTGTCATAAATTCGATTGATTGTTCGGCATCATAATCCGTAATTTTATCTTCTTCATAATTAATTTCTTTAAAATAGGTTGACATTTTTATTGCTATTTGATTTATTATTATTTGATTTATAATTAATAATTAATTATAAATCAATTTTTTTTATTAATAAAATTAAAAAACTTATTAGTTAAAAAACTTATTAGTTAAAAAACTTATTAGTTAAAAAACTTATTAGTTAATTTAAAATATAAATAATAAATAAACTAATTATGGAATGGAAATGGACAAATGGAGAACCTTATGAAAGGTCAAGAAGACCAAATAAAAAATCAACAATTGAAGAAGAAAATATTCAAGATGAACTATTTAGTAAAAATGTGGAAGAATCCGCATATTCAACATCATTAAATCATGATGAAAACACATGGGACATGTTAAATCAAGGGTTTTTAAAACAATCAAATAAGAGAGAAGATCTTGACAATAAAATCGCGGATAGACAATTAGTACAACAAAAAGGGTTTAATCCATTTTTAAATGATTCTAATTATGTAGAAGATATAGCAGTTAGTGATATGTATTTAAAACCAATTAATACAACCTTAGAGCGTGAGAAAAATAAAACTAAAGAACAACAGGATTAAAATTTATTAAATTATATACTTTTAACACACATAGAATACATTAAACGATTAACAAAATATGATAAAAAAGTGCTAATGATTATGCTAACAGAATGTATACAAATATTTAAATCTAGTTTTTTATAATGAAATACTAAACTCCATATAAATAATAATAACAACAAAACAAATAAACAATATGTAACTACAGATATATAATAAAAATAATTACAATATTTTTTATCTAAAGGTGTAAATAAATCTTTAAAAGAATTCATATATAATTTTCAAATATATTAAATTATATATTAATTATGATTTTAAAAATATATATATTATTATTTAAACGACTTAAATAAATTAGTCAAAAACTTAATAATGAACGCTTCAGTAAGTTATACAACTCAAAATGATTTATTGCTAAATAATTTAATGGATTTTTATAAAGATGAATTAATATTAAATAGAATGTTGAAAATTATTACTGGTGAATCAAAAATATCTCTTAGGATCGTTGATTGGTTTTCTACAAATTATGCCAAAAAATATTATACTTTAATTGAAGATGCGGAAGCGAACAAACGTTTTAAGGTCTATGTTGATTACAAATTAAAGCTAAAAGCATATAGCAAAAAACGATTTGACCCGTTCTGTAGGTGGGACAGAATTAGCATACCGTACAAAAAAGACACATGTATTGAGACCACAATTGGTCAATTAAATTTTTTTAAATGGGCGCTTGAGAATAAAGTCATTGATTATATCGAAGAAAACTATGAGATCATTGAAAAGGACATGAATAATCGTAACAGTACTTCAAAAAGAAAAGAACAAATTGTTGATAACTCTAAGACGCGTAAAAAGAGAGAAGAATTATCTATTTCCGCTACAAAGAGCATCAAGAAAGAAAAGGTTGAAATCGTAGTTCAATTTCATTAGATTTTAAGATGCCCTCCTGGTAAGGAACTAAACCTTAAAACAAATCGTTGCGTTAAAATTAAACCTGTTTCTGTTATGAAATTAATAAAAGAACAAAAGAAGAAATTGGAAGAAGAATTATCCAAAAAAACTAAAGATTGTCCTCCTGGTAAACAACTAAACCAAGTTACAGGTCGTTGCGTTAAAATTAAGACAAAAACTTTCAAAATTAAAAAGGAAAAAATTAAAAAGGAAAAGAAAAAGAAAATTAATAAAGAATGTCCTCCTGGTAAGGAATTAAACCAAGTAACAGGTCGTTGCGTTAAAATTAAGACAAAAACTTTCAAAATTAAAAAAGAAAAAAAAGAAAAAAAGAAAAGAATAAATTAGAAAAAGGAGCTAATAAAGAATGTCCTCCTGGTAAGGAATTAAATCTTAAAACGAATCGTTGCGTAAAAATTAAGACAAAAACTGTAAAAAATAAAAAAGAAAAGAAAATTTAAATACTTAAATAAAATAATAGATGATTTATCAAATAATTTAAAAAAAATTAAAAATATATATTATGAACTATAAAAAAGAAATAATTATAAGGAGTATTAAAATTATAGATATTGGGTATATTACTGTAATTTATGTTATGTTAGGGATTATTTTAGCGAGACTATGTGATAAACACTTTGGTAAATTTGACGAAAAAAAAGCAAAAAAAAAATCTATTTTTCAACATATGATTGAACTAATTTTTATTTTATGGTTTATTGGGGTTATTATTTATATTGTAAGAAATTTGGTTCCATTAATTCCATTTCCACTAGATGGATATTATGGTTTTAAACACTTAAAAGTAAAAGAATTAACTTCTGCTACATTTTTTACAATATCATTTATGTATTTTCAAGTATATTATCAAAACAAAATAAAATATATATTTTCAAAAATTAATATATAAATAAACATTATAAATATTTGTTTTAAATATTAAAAAGTTTAATATTTAAAAATATTTTAACACATAAAATAATGGGTAATTCTCAATCAATACAAAAAATTAATTTTGAAGATGTACAATTTATTTTAAAAAATTCGGAATCACATTTATTAATAAATACATTGCCTGAAACAGAGCAATCATGTTTATTACCACTGTCAGTTCAAGCAAGTCAAGAGGAGAGTATTATTAATAAGTATTTAAAAAATGGATTAAAAAATGTAAGAATAATTATTTATGGACGTAATTGTAATGATGAAAAAATATATATAAAATATAGTCAATTTACATCATTAGGATTTTATAATGTATATATTTATACAGGTGGATTATTTGAATGGTTAATGCTTCAAGACATATATGGAAGTCAAGAATTTCCAACAACAAAAAAAGAACTAGATCTATTAAAATATAAGTCTAATAAAATTCTTAATATTTCTCTTTTGGAATACTAATGTTTTATTTTCTTCTGCTATTTTTACCTTTTCTATTTCTTATGTGTTTTGTTTTTTTATTTTTTTTAGATTTTCCACCACCCCAGTTCATAGTTTTTGGTATACTACCTGTCCAAGATTCATAATCCTTTCTTGATTCATCATCACTATCTACAGATGATGGTCTAGAATTATTGTTTTTTTCTTCTGAGTTATTGTTAGGTAATTTTGAATATAAAAAATATAGTACACCAGCTCCAATAACTCCTGCACCACCATAAATAATATTTTTATTTATCATATTATAATATATTATTGTTATTATTATTTTTCTTCTTTAAATAAATATTCATCTGCTTCATGTTCATCATCTTCATCATAATACATTTTTTCATCTACACAATCTTTGCTAATTGCCAAATTAGATAATTCATCTGCTCTTTTATTTTGACATCTATAAATATGACTAAATAATATAAATTCAAATTGTTTTTCTAATTCTTTTGCTTCATTATATAAATTAATTAAATTAGATGATTTAACTTTATATTCTCCTTTCATCTGCTTAATAACAAGTAAGCTATCTCCTTCAACATAAATTGATTTAATATTTAATTTAATAGCTTCTTTTAAACCTATAATTAATCCTGTATATTCAGCAACATTATTTGTTTCATTATTTCCTACAAATTGTGTTTTATAGCAAATTTCTTTATTAAATTTATAAATTACCGCACCAGCACCTGCTATTCCTGGATTAGATTTACTACAACCGTCAAACTGTAATTTATATTCAAGTTCTGGAAAAATTTTTGCGGATTTTTCATTTGATATATTTTTAATTATTGGTAACATTATTTTGTTGTTAAAATTCTTCATTATTATATTAGTGTAATCATATATTTTTATATATTTATAATCAATTTTTTATATATATATTTAATATTTTAAATTATATATAAATTATATAAAAAGTATGTTAAGCATGTTTTTTTTTATTTTATTATTTGTAAATAATATTTTTGCTGATACAGAATGTCCTATAGTAACAACTATTGAAGATAGACGTAAAGATACACATAAACTGCGAATCGCACAATATAATGTCGAATGGTTATTTATAGATTATTGTAGTTCTTCAAACTGTCCTGGCAGTGGTTGCCCTTGGAAAAATTCATCAGAAGCTGATACTCATATGTCTTATATTTCAAAAGTTATTAATACAATTCAACCAGATATTATTAACTTTTGTGAGGTTGAAGGATGTGATGAACTTAATATATTAGCAGAAAAACTAGATGGCAGTTATAAACCTTACTTAAAAAAAGGCACTGATAGCTCTACCGGACAAAATGTTGGCATGTTGACAAGAATTGACCCAATAGTAAGTCTTTATAGAACTGAAGTAAGATATGATTATCCAATTTATGGATCTAAATGTGGTTATACTGGTAGTCCAAGCTCTTCAGGCGTTAGCAAACATTATATTACTGAGTTTGTATTTAATAGAATGAACGTGGCATTAATATCCGCACATTTAATTGCTTATCCTACAGATCCTTCAAGGTGTGTCCAGAGAGAAGCTCAAGCAATGATTTTACAATCCGTTATTTTTGATTATATAAATCGTGATTATGAAATTATAATGCTTGGTGATTTTAATGATTTTGATGGAAAAGTATTAGATGTAAATAATAATATTCCTATATCTCAAGTTCTTGATATTTTAAAAGGAAATTATGGTGATTATTCAGGAAAATACGCACTTCATAGCATAGCTGAAACAATATTACAAAAAGACAGATTTAGTGATTGGTATGATTCTGATAACAATTGTAATACTGCTTCTAATAAAGATTATTCAATGATAGATCATATTTTAGTAACAGATGGAATAAAAAATAATATTGTTAATGCTTTTATGTATCATGAATATGAGGAATATTGTGGAAAATATGATTCAGACCATTATCCAGTTATTATTGATTTAGCTTTATAAAATTATGATTAAATTTATACTATATATATTCACAAATTACTGTTTTAAATTCATCATTTTCAAGTATTTTAAATGGTTTTCCACAACCATATATTAAATTATTATTTATATAATAATCACATTCTTCTTTACTTGCGTGTGGATTAATTTGAACATTATTAGATTTTAATATACCGTGACGAAAAATTCTACAATTTAATTGTTCTATTAAAACAGGATTATTACAATTTGGACAATTTACAATAATATTAATATTTTTTTCGGGTATATTTGTTTGATTTCCAGACATTAATATAATAAATAATATATTATTTATATGATTATATATTATTTATTATATTATTATTATATAATATGGATATACCATTAATTAGTTCAATATCTAGTATTATGTCAAGATTATCCTATTTTGATAACAATCAATTCTTAAATAAATATTTACAAATATTTAATATTTCTGAATTAAATAATCAAATTATAAATATCAAAGATGAAAATATTGTTAATATTTTTGATTTAAAAATACAAAATATAATAAAAATCAATAAAAAAATTAATGAAATTAATTATAATAATAAAGTTACTAAATTATCATCTGAAGATGTTCAATATATTTCAATTAGTACATCTAATTATTCTAGTGTGTATATTGTGGCTAATAAACTTATGAATACTATTTTTGTTTGTTTTCGTGGAACATATTCTGTAAAAAGCGGATTGTCATATTTAAAACTTAGTTCAATTACTCCAAAAAAAATATGTAATAATTCAGATAATGGTTATTTACTTGGGGTATTTAAAATAATTTCTGAAATTTTTTATACAATTGAAGAATCTATAAATTATTTATCTACACACTTTTTAAAAACATCTAAGATTAAAATAGTTACAACAGGACACTCATTAGGAGGTGGAGCAGCTAGTCTTTTTTCGTATTTATGGGTTAAACATAAACCGGATTTAAAAATAGCATGTATTACTTTTGGTAGTCCACGTGTAATGAATGGTCCACTAATTGAAAAGTTTAATGAATTAATACACAATAGGGTTATAATGTTTAATAGATATATTACTAATGGCGATCCTTTTGCTAAACTACCTATTACTAGTAAAAAATTTGAAAATTCATATTATTTTCCAGATGATTATGATGAATCATTAAATTTTATTGCGATAACTTGTAGTGATAATAATAAAACAAAAAAATCTTTGTGTAATTTTAAAAATAAAACAAAAAGAAGAAAAATAAATATTAAATATCATGGTATATATTTAGGTATATCATATAAAGGAGCCGCAAATAAGGTTACTGATTTAAATAAAGAAATTAAACGTGATTTAAATCATGATACAATTTGTAGAATTATTATAGGAGGAAATAATGACCAATGTAAAGCTGTTTTTTTTAATTTAAATGATGCGAAAATAAAACATCAGAAATTTATTACTTCAAAAATAAATAAAATAAAAAAAACATTTTTTCAGGTTGATTATAAACACCAAGATATTTATATTAATACTGAAATGTTTGAAAAATTGATTGAAAATAGTGACGAATTAGATAATGACAATTTAAATCCTTTATCAAATGAAAAATTAGTAAAAATTCAACATAAAAACTCTAAGCCTAGTCTAATTTGTATTTAAATATTTTATTATTTATTTTATTTTATTTTATTATTTAAATATGAATAAATGTATTAATTTGTTCAATCCATAATTCAAGTTGATCTTTATTTTCATATATATCAATATTTCCATTTAAAATTAATTGATCTTTACAAACACAATTAACAGAATTTGTATCTAACATATTTGTATGATATTTATGACAATTTTGTAAATAATCTAAAGGTATATTACTTTCTCCTGTTCTAGATCGTTTTACAATACGTTGATGACAAATTCCAGGCTCGGTATTAACATATATAACTTTATTTACTGGAAAATCATCCGCAAATGTATCAAACCATTTTAAATAAATTTTATAATTAATTAATTCAATATTACCTGAATCAAATAACATTTTCGCAAATACGAATTTATCTGTAAATAAACTACGTTCTGATATAAAAATCGCATTTGGATTTTGTTTAATTGCTTTTCTCATAACATCAAGCCTTGAAATATATGCCATTATTTGAAATGAAAACCCATATTTTGTTGGATTTCCGTAAAATTTTTCTAAAACCGTAATCTCATTTTCATCTGTAATAGTTTCCCATTCATCAACAGGTTCTTTTAAAAATACAATATTTGTATTATTACTAAAATGTTTTCGTAATCGTTCCATAAGGGTTGATTTACCAGAACCAATATTTCCATCAATAGAAATAATTTTAACCTGTTGATTTTTAAAATTTGACATTCTTATATTTGTATTATTAGATATCTTTTTACTTTTATATTATTTATAAATCAATTTTTTTAATAAATAAAATTGAAACATAAATAAATATATAAAGATTATTATACTAAATAAAATAACAATGGATCTAACTCAAAGAAAGCTTAATAAATCTGAATGGGAATCAATTGAAATTCCTGTTTCTGAATCAGAACAAAAAGTATTAAAATTAATTATTAATGGTTTTAATAATGTTAATAATAAAATTAATGAATATAATTCATTAATTTCATTTTTAAAAATTGAATATAGTGAAAAAATGGAAGATTATTTATTTAATAGATATTTTCGGGAAATTATAGATAGTTTAATAAAAAAATACTCTATAGATTATATTAACATATCCGTTAGTTCTGATATAAAAATTAAAAGTGCGGATAAAATTCGTCTTGAAAAAAATAACAGCGAAACAATAATCCAGAGTGAAATATACGAATTCATTTTGATGTTTCACTTAGAAAAAATTATTAAAACAAATTTTGATAATATTAAATTATCTGAAAAGAAAAAAACGAATGAATTAGAACAAAATAATAAATTATTCATGTTTCACTACTTTACACTATTCAAATTGATCAAGAATAATATTATTAAAATTAACAGACATATATTATCTATTATTAATTCTGTTTTACTTAATTTTCAAGATAACATTAACATTGCTCTAGTAATAGAAAATGCGGTTGAATACATTGAAAAAAACGAAAGTTTATTAAAATATGCTGATATGGAATTATACGAGCATCAAAAGGAAATATTTACTATTTGTAAACAAAAATGCCCAAAAATTGTATTATATACAGCTCCAACCGGGACCGGTAAGACCCTCTCTCCCTTAGCCTTATCAGAAACGCATAAAATAATATTTGTATGTGCTGCTAGACATGTTGGATTAGCATTAGCTAAAGCAGCCATATCAGCTGGAAAAAAAGTTGCGTTTGCCTTTGGTTGTTCTAGTGCGGCTGATATTAGATTACATTATTTCGCAGCAAAAGTTTATACAAAAAATAAAAGAACTGGTGGAATTGGTAAAGTTGATAATAGTGTTGGAAGTGAAGTTGAAATTATGATATGTGATATCAAATCATATTTGCCAGCTATGTATTATATGAAAGCATTTAGTACAAAAATAGTTTTTAATAAAGAAAGTGGTCTTGATCACGTAGTTGAAGATATAAATCAAATCATTACATACTGGGATGAACCAACTATCACTATGGATTATGAAAATCATGAATTTCATAAAATTATCAGAAGAAATTGGAAGAAAAATCTGATACCAAATATGGTTTTATCTTCAGCTACCTTGCCAAAACTTCATGAACTTACAGAAACTATAACAGATTTTAAGAATAAGTTTGATGGAGCTCAAGTATTTAGTATTGTAAGTCATGATTGTAAAAAATCTATTCCTTTAATTAATAAAGATGGATATGTAGTTTTGCCACATCATTTAAACGAAAATTACGATGAGGTTTTGAAAATTGCTAGACATTGTCAAGAACACTTAACATTACTTAGATATTTTGATTTAAAAGAAGTTGTTACATTTATAACTTTAGTTAATAAAAATAACTTTTGTGGTATAAAAATGAAAATTAATAGACATTTTTCAGATCTTAACGATGTAAATATGACGAGTATTAAAATTTACTATATTAATTTATTACAAAATATTATTTCTGGAATGTGGGGTGCGGTTTATAATGGATGTAGATTTTCAAGAGATGCTAGAATTAGGTCTAATAATTTTGTTGACGTTAAAGGAAATAAAATTGTAAAATCAAATAGCTTAGGTCATGGAATTTCTTCCAGAGAGCTAGAAGGGAAACCATTATCAAAAATGATTAGTGAACAAGTTGTAAAAACTAATATAGTAAATGGAACTCAATTACCAGTAAACCAAAATCAAAACCCTGGTATATACGTTACTACTAAGGACGCGTTTACATTAACAGATGGTCCTACAATATTCTTATCAAATGATGTTGAAAAAATAGCTAAATTTTGTATTCAGCAAGCAAATATTCCAGTTAGTGTGATGAATGATTTAATGACAAAAATAGAGTTTAATAATTCATTAAATGAAAGATTAAATGTTTTAGAAAAAAATTTGGAAGATATTTCTGAAAAAGCAGAAAATTCAATTAGTGAATCAAGTAATAAATTTAAAGGAAGAGTAAAATCATCAAAAGATCCTAGAAAGTTATCTAGAGAACCATCAAAAGAACCAAAGGATAAAGATAAAGATAATACTAAAGGAACTATTCTTGAAATCACGAATGAAATTAATGTAATTAGGTCAATGATCAAAACTGCTACATTGAATGATACATTTGTTCCTAATAAAATTCTTCATTTAAATAAATGGGCAGAAGGTTTAAATACAAGTGATGCTTTCACAAGCAATATTGAAGAATCAATTGTTAGTGAAATAATGTTGTTACATGGAATTGAAGATAGTTGGAAGATTTTACTTATGATGGGTATTGGTGTTTTTACAAATCATAATAATATTACATATACTGAAATTATGAAAAAGTTGGCTGATTCGCAAAAATTGTACATGATCATTGCTTCTAGTGATTATATTTATGGTACAAACTATCAATTTTGTCATGCTTATTTGAGTAAGGATTTAAATCTAACTCAAGAAAAAATTGTTCAAGCTCTTGGACGGGTTGGTAGATTTAATATTCAACAAAACTACACTATTAGATTTAGAGATGATAGTCAGATTTTAAAACTTTTAACTACGGAATCTAATAAGCCCGAAGTTATTAATATGAATAAGTTATTTAATAGTAATAAAGTTATTTGGGATGGAGAGAATTATATTTTAAATTCTGAAAAAGATTCAGATACAGATGATGAAGCTGACGAAGAATCACCAAATACTACGAATGAAGATGATGACGAAGATGATCATGAAGAGAATTAGATTATTTATTAAGTATTTTAACTATTTCATAAAATAAAACAATAAAAATATTTTTTTATTTTCTTGACAAAATTGTTGTTTGGTAATCATAATGTAATAATTATATTATATTATGAAGAAGAGTTTATATTTAATTTTTATATTAATTTCCAAATAAACCCATTATATACTTCATTAGAGTTATTGTTTACTAATGAATTTAATTTAGCATAAGAAATTTGATATTTTTTTACGATATCTCTTTTGGTATTATAAATAGATAATACTTTTTTAGTGATGGGATCTATTTTTTGAATTTTAATACCAATTTGATTTGGTATTTTTTCTGGTAATGAATTCTGCTTTAAATATTCTCTTTTCATTTCTTGAGAACAATCTTCAAAAAAGTTCCAATAATGACCGCTTGAAATATGTTGTTGTTGAATTGCTCGTGTAAAACTATTACATTTCATATTTCTAGCTTCAACCGCTTCTTTTTGTGATGCGTAAACTGCTAAAATTTTTGTTTTTTTTATATCAATCATAGCAATGTATCTAATTTCAGTTGATTTGTGTTTTGTTAAAACTGTTTCACTAATTTGTTCTGGTGGAAACTCATTGCGATTAACATAAAGCCATCTGAAATTTTTATAAATTGTATTATTTTGTGAAGCTCTTTTTAATGAGATTAGAGAGATATCTTGAAGTGTTCTCTCTAATTCAGATGGGCTATCGTAAATTTGAAAAGGATTTTTAAGATCATCTAAATCGTATTGATATATTTTGGGTGTATTAATTCCATTATTCCTTTTTTTGATGTAGTTAGGTTCTTGTTTTTCTTCTAATTCTTCTTTAAAATATTCACTATCAGAATCATCATTTTGTATTATATTTTCATCTACATCTGGAATACTATTTAAAATAGTAGAACTTATTTTTTTTAATTCTAAATCTACCTTTTTCATTTCAAGTTCAATTTGTAATTGTTGTAATTTTAATTCTGATAATTTTATTTGTTTATCATGTTGTATTATTTTAAGTTCTTCGATTTCTTTTATATCTTGTGGTAAAAACTCGCATTTTATTTTGCTAATAATATCAATAAAATCTTTGTATAGGTTATCATCTATTAAGTATGTTTCTCTCGAAACAGTACCATCATTTTTTATTATTTTTTCATAATATTGAGTTATATATTCATTATGATGAATTTTTCGTTCAAATTTTTTATAATTATTATTTTCAAAAATATCTAATAATAATGGTTCTTGACAATTAAATGAATTTGAAATATTTGTTAGTCTCTCTTTAATATCTTGAGTAGAACCTATTTTAATTACAAATTTATCATTTACTTTATAAAACTTACAAATATACACTATATTTTTTTTATCATATGCTTTTAATAATGTTTTATGTGTTGATAGTTCACAATTATGTTTATATAATTGTTTATCTATTTCCTTATCTTGTTGTAATTTATAAATTCCATTTATTCTAATTTCTTTTAAAACTGAAACCATCCATTCTTGAAATTTATGTGCTATTGGTTTTCTTGACCTTCCTAATAGTCTATAAAGGCCATATTCAGTAAGAAAAACTATTTCTTGTTTCCCACCAGGGGTGTCGGTTAAAACTACACCCTTTTCATTCTCTGAAAAATCCTTTATACTATCTCGTATGTTAGAGATGCCTAATAGTTTTCCAATTTGGTTTGCTTGAAATAAAGGGGTTTCCAATGTTCCTTGAATATTTATTTGATACTCTGTGTCTAAAAGGGAGAATGCCTTTAGTATATCCATTATAATATATAAGGTTGTATTGTCTTTAAGTAATTTAAGTAGTTATAATTTACAAACATTTAACTTTACAATCTAATAACTTGAAATAGTTTCCATTATACAAAATATTTTTTGTTAAAGCTTTTTCTAATGTTTTATCACTTATATGGAGAGACTTTATACAATCATACTTACATATAAATTCTTGGATTAAATTATTTTCAGGGGTGTATTGTCCAACTCCATTTTTATATAAAATAGGCTCTTTATTATTATTTTTTATGACAAATTCTTCTCTTAAATCTTCGTCACAACTATCATACAACACATAATAATGACCATTAGTTATTGTATAGTTTTTTACTGGGTTATCTAATGCGGAAGAAGATGAATATCCATTTTCCGTAGCTGCTGTTTTTCTATCTAAATAAACATTAATTATTTCTGTTTTTTCAGCATTTAGTTTTGCTATATAACCAAGATTTTGTACTTTTGTTATCTTTGTTGGTTTAATATTTAATATAATATTCGGATCTAAATTTCTATCAACTAATAGCCATCGAAATCCATTATATATTGTACATTCTTCAATAGCTTTATTAATGCTTGGACGTTTAATATTACTATTTTCTTTCATACATTCACTTACACTTTCATACACTTTAACTAGTTGTAGTGTTTCTGGATTTATTTTTTGTAATCTTGGACCTAGAGTTACAAGAGGTTCACTAAATCCTGTTACTACCTTAGTTTGTTGTGAATTTAATTTTTCTAGTATTTCTTTATTTGTCTTCTCTAAGTTATTAATTTTATTATTAAGTATGCTAACCATTTTTAAAAGTTCTTTAATATTTTCATTATCATTGTTAGTATTGTTATTAGATTGTCTTGATATAAGTTTATAATTTAATAATTCATTTTCTTTTAACAATTCACATACTGTATAATTATAATTTTGTATATTGTTATTAATAATTTTTAAAACCATTTGATATGTTAATTTTTTACCAATTAAAAATAATTCTTTTTCATTTTCGTGTCCTAGTAAATCATTTACTTTATTTTGTCTTATATCTTCGTGATTATGTAAAAAAATTTCAAAATCATTACTTTTATTAACTGGAAAACAATTTAATAATAAACATTCTTCATATTTTCCTTTATGTTCGTTGTATCTATCATGAATTCCTTTTGTACTATGTCCGATTTTAACAATGTATTCACCATTAAAAAATGACTTAACTTTAATTATATAAACCAATGAGCCTGAATTTGAGTATTCTTTAAGTAAAACTTTTTCTTTTTCTAATATTTGTTGAGATGCTAATTTTTCTTCCATTTCTTTATTTTTGCTTACTTCTATTTGTGTTAATTCTACTTTGGTTTGTTGTAATTGTTTTTTTAATTCGGTACTTTCTTCTTGTAAAACTTCTTGTAATATTTCTTCCATTTTTATATAGTATTCATGTATTTCATTTGCTTTTTCTGTTTCAGCTTTAATACAAAATAGTTTAAATGATTTAATTGTCATTTTAATTATTTCTTTATTATGTCCTCCTCTAGCATCTTTTTTTTGCTCCTCTGTGTTGAGGAGCAAAACCTTATAATCTTTATTAATTGTGAAATATTTTTGTAATAATCTTTTCGCATTATATTTTTGACTAAATCCTAACCATTTCCATATATTATCTAGATCAATTACAAAATCATTTTTTGAATCATATTTTAAATAGCAGTAAAAACTTGATAAAAATAATTGTTGTTCATAATTTGAAAAATTATTTTTAACTTTTTCAACTAATTTGCTTTGATAATCACCATTCAACTTAGTAATTGGATTGCTTTCAATAAGATTTACGATATCTACGCTCATTTTATGTATTATTATAGTGGTTGTCTTTATATTGTTATTTGCTTTAATAATTAAAAAGCTTTATTTAATATTAAATTTATTAATATTAAATAGTATAAATAATGACACGATAAATCGTAACAAAATATTTAATTACTGTACGCTAAGCCACCCATACCACTCATGATACGAAGCACGTTATAATTGGTAGCATACACACGGACTTTAGCAGTCTTGGTTCCCTCAACTGTAGCATTTGAGAGCACAAGTTGGAGTGTGGCGTTATCAATTCTGGAGAAGTTGCACGTGCCACTGGGTTGATGCTCCTCAGGGCGAAGAGCAAAGCTGTAAACGTTAATACCCTCATCAGGGCATCGGGTGTGAGCTTGGAAAGGTTGTACCCAAGAGAAGTAAGAACCCTCACGCTCAGAGAAACGATCTTGACCGTTCAATTGGAGCTTGGCAGTGACAACGGGATTTTGGCCCCAGCAATGCATGTCCAAAGAAGTCTCAGTGAGAACGAATGTGCCAGCATCAGATACACCAGAGTTATCAAGATGAGACCCAACGTCAAGAGGAGGAGTATGTGGAACACTCTCACCACCAAAATTTACTTGATTGTAAGGATTGGAAGGACCGTGCCAGTATCCAGTGAAACTGCCATCAGGGATGTAATCCAAAGCACCGGCATCTTGGAAAAGACCACGAGCATCAATGAAGGCACGAGAGTCAGCAGCAACAGAGGCGGGACCACCGAAAGCATGGACAGCATTAGGAAGAGCATCAATAGCATCAGTGTAGTTGAAGGGTTGGGCACCAAGTACCTTGAAAAGGAGAGCATCGCAAGTCAAAGAAGAGCAATAATCTACGTTTTGATCAGGTTGGACAACCCAGATAAGCTCCTTCACGGGGTGATTGAAATTGAGTTTGATCTTGTTCGAGGAAGAACCAACAGACTCGTCACCAGTGAATTGGAGTTGGGTGATCAAGTACTCGTGAGGATTTTGGGCCATACGTCTGCGCTCATCAGTATCTAAGAAAACATAGTCAACATAAAGAGAAGCAGCAACCAAAGATTGATTGTAGGCAATTGTGGCAGGAACAGGGCGGCCAACAGCATCTTGAACACCATTATTATTGCAGTTCAATGTAGTAACAGCCCACAAGCACTCGTCAATGGGGCGAATATCAAGATTGATTTTAACCTCATGGTATTGAAGAGCAATCAAAGGAAGAGCTAGACCAGGGTTGGTGCAGAACCAAAATTGAAGAGGTACGTAAAGGGTTGTCTCGGGAAGAGCATTACGAGGAGCGCAAACTTGACGAGGAGCCAAGGAGTCGCAAGGACCATCAACATCAGAGAAAGAAGGATCTGTGATAAATGTAAGTTGAGTAGTGTTACCAACCATTTTAAAATAAGCACGTTGTTGCTCAGAAGTTGATGTAAGTTGGTTCCAGATGTGCATCCAGTCACCATATTGACGATCAATTCTTTGACCACCAATCTCAACCTCAACTTGAGCAATAAGTTGCTCACCGGGGTAATCTAACCAACGAGCGTATACGCCACGAGCATCTTGGGCAGAATAGTTTCCAATACCCATAAGTTGGTTAATCTCTGGAAGTGTAACTTGGAGATATGTTCGGTAAGCCAAATCACCGTTTCGGCTAATAGTACATTGGACACGACGACCGAAATCGGCTTGACCGTTGAAAGTTTGCTCAATTGATTCAATAGCAAAGTTTGTGTAACGTCTGTAAGTAACTTTCCAGAAAGTAATTTGAGGATTGCCTGTGAGATACACATCTTGGGCCCCATAAGCTACGAGCTGCATTAATCCACCTCCCATTTTATATTATTGCTAAAGAAAAAAAATTTTTGAAATTAAATTTAATTCATTTAATTCATTTAATTCATTTAATTAATTAAATTGAATTTATATTTATATAATATGTATTACCTAAATAGAGATATAAATATAAATTCATTTAATTAATGTTACCAACAAATAATAAAACAATTTGTTTTATTTCTAAAGCAATTAAAATTCATGGAGATAGATATAATTATTCTAATGTTAATTATATTAATGCTAAAACAAAAATTAATATAATATGTAAAGAACATGGGATATTTCAGCAGACACCAAGTAATCATCTTTATAATTATAATTGTCAAAAAT